TTCTGTGACAAGGAGTCCACTCGTCAAGGTCATGCTTGCAGTGTGGGACAAAATGTCCCACTCTTGACACCACAAATGGCAATCGGAATTAGCGGCCTTGCCTCCTACACCATACGAGACGCAAAAGTAGGAAGCTCAGCGGATTGGCGAGCGAGTCCGGTGGGCACGCGAGTTGGTCAGCGAGACCGCGACCAATCTCGCAGCATTCCTGGGCGTTGACACTTCCGCCATTCGCCACATCGAACGCGGCGCGCAGCTACCCTCGATCCATATGCTGATGTCACTTTGCCACGCACTACGGATTTCGCCGCAATATCTGATGTGGGGTAGTCTCGAAGGCGTTGATCCAGAACTCGCAGCCCGACTGAAATCGGCACATCCGGAGCTAAGCTGGCCATCATCGCCGCCTGCTCCTGGCAATACGCGCAATTCCCTACGCGGCAACAACGCGAAGCCCAGGACACGGTCCCGGTATTACGGAGCCGGGGCGAGATAATCTCCCCCCTTTTTTGTTGACAAACAGGACTATCTGTCCTTACATCCGGACCTGACACCCAGGCACCGGAGCACGGGACGTGCGTCATCTTTTCGGACTCCCCAACGACTTGGCTTTGCCCACGGCCGGCGGCAACCCACGCCCGGAGATCGGCGCCTGCGACGCAGGGTGTCTCGACTCTGATGCGTCATTTTACCGCAACGCAAGCCAAATTCGTTCGGACAAAACCGGCATTCCCATACCGTTTGGTGATGATGCGCCGCATCAAGCGTTAATCCAGCGTGACAAGCCGCAGAATCCCGCCATCGTTGCCAAAGTAAACGCGCGTCAAAAAAGTTTTGGAGAGCCATATGCCTCGCACACCCCCAACCAGGCGGGGCGTGCCCTACCAGGACGCGATCGATGCTCTGCACCGGATAAACTTGATGCTTATCAAAATATCAGCCATGCCACGGCTGCCGGGGGCGGCAAGAGCGGAACTACAGGAAGCGATGGTGTTCCTCGCACTGCTCTTGGCCTCGGACAACGGCCGCAGTCGCTAGCCGACGCCCCACAACTCATTCCGCCGCCGCGGTTTCCCGTGCCGCTCCCGCCCGGCTACCTGCCAGGAGTGGTCTAGGATGCGCGCGCAATTACTCCGCGACATGCTCGCCGCCATCGAGGAGCATCGCCACGCCACCGGCGCTGACCGCGACTACTGGCGCGGCATCGCGCTCGACCAGATCCGCGAGTTCCGCCGCCGCTACCTCCGGCCGGAAAGGCTGGCATTCGAGGCGGCGATCGCACGCAACCAAGTCAGGAGGGCAGCATGATCGATGCCGCGAGGATCGTAGCCGAGCTACGCGCGCAGGAGTTGCTGACCGCACTCCAGGCCGCCGTGAACGGCGACAGCCACTGGCGCCACCGTGCGAGCGCGCTGCTGCGCTCGATCGCCGACCTGGAACTGCCCGAGCAGGTGACCGACGCAATGCGCGCGATCGACGCTCGCCAGCGCGCCGCCGAGGTGATGCAGGATGTCATGTGGAGCGACTGTAGTGGCTGACATATCCCCGTACAAGCTCGAACGCGCCATGGCTGCCGTATCGCGCCTCAAGGCCGAGTTGGCCGAGCAGGACGCCGACATGATCCTGGCCAGCATCGAGAGCGAAACCAATGCGCTGGAGATGATGGACAAGGTGCTTGAGGCGGTCGTTGCCGACGAACTGCTGGTTGAGCAGGGATCTGCGCGGCTGAAACGCATCGAGGCCCGCGCCAATCGGCACCGCCTGATCCTGCGCGCGATGATGGAAGAAATCGCCGAGAAGGTCGAGCGGCCGCTTGGCACGCTGTCGATCAGCTATCGCACGAAGCCCATCGTGACGGACGCCAGCCTATTGCCCACGACGTTGCTGCGCACCGCCCCCGACATGCAGGCCATCGCCAAGGCGCTGAAGGTCGGCCCGGTGGCTGGCATTGAGGCGTCGAACCCGGCGCCGGTGCTCACTCTGAGGATAAGCTGATGAACGCTCTCACCACCCAGATGCCGCTCGCCTATGGCGACATTGAACGCCTCGCCAGCAGCATCGCACAGAGCGGGCTGTTCGGCATCAAGACCAAAGACCAGGCCATCGTCCTGATGATGATCGCTCATGCCGAGGGCCGGCATCCGGCCCTGGCAGCGCGTGATTACGATATCATCAACGGCCGCCCCGCGAAGAAGGCCGAGGCTATGATGCGCGACTTTCTGGAAGCCGGCGGCAAGGTCGAGTGGCACCAGCTATCGGACACCATCGCCGATGCGACATTCACCCACCCACAGACCGGCTCGGTGCGCATCGACTGGGACATGGAGCGGGCCAGGACCGCGTTCGGAACCAAGGATATGTACAAGAAGTTCCCGCGCCAGATGTTGCGAAGCCGGGTGATATCCGAGGGCGTCAGAACACTCTGGCCGCTCGCCACCAGCGGGTTCTACGAACCTGGCGAGGCTGCCGATATCCCCGCCAAGGATGAGCACAACGGCCCGACGATCGAGCCGGACACCCGTGACACGCTGAACGCCGAGGTGCCATTGAAAGCTGTGGCATCTACCACGCCGCGCGCCCCAGTCAAGCGAGCCCCGCGCGCCCCAGTCAAGCGAGCCCCGGTGGACGCCAGCGATGCCTACCAAGCGCCGCCGGAGCCACCGCCCACGGGTCGCCGCACGGCCGGTCAGTTGCTGGACGGCATCGAAATCGCGCTTCGTGATGCAACCAGCCGCGTCGAGGTCGATCGCATCCTCGATGTCGAGGAGGTGTTCAGGCTGCGCGAGCACTTTGCGGATGACACCCCCGCTATCCTGCGCCTGAACGCCATGCGTGATGCTGCCCTGGAGCGTCACCCACCATTGTCCCGCGAGGACGACGGCACCGAGGCGCACGAGCCGGCGACGGAGGGTGTGGCGTGAAAGCATCAATCATTGTCGCCAGCACCTTAACCGCCATTCTGGTGCTACCTCAGTTGGTGTTCGTCACACTCACAGGGGCGGAGGCTATCGTCGCGACGATTCACTCGTTCTGTGCCGCCTTTCTGGTGATGATCTTTGCACCACAACTTGCGCAATTCGTGCCTCACGGGGTGCCGTCAGGCGGCGGGAATGATCCTTTGGACAGGCTGATGCGATGAACTGGAACATGGCCGTTTGGCTATCGTGTGGCGGCCTGATGCTCGCAGTTGTCGCCGGCATGTCAGCGCTGATTGCGTGGGTCATCCGGGGCGGCAATGTCTATACGATCCGTCCGAGATTTGGATCCATGAGCCTGTGGTGGTGTGACGACTGCAAGATCGCCTATGCCCCAGGCCCGTCCTGCCCACGCTGCGGCAAGGGTGGTATCTGGCAACGCTGGCTTATGGACGTTTGCAGAGGTGGCCGATGGACCAGAAATCGTTGCATGACAGGTTGCTACCCGCTGCCCGAAATGATGTGTTTGTAGCAATTCAAGCTGCGATGCTCGCCGTCACGAATGGCGATCCTGCGGCGACTAAGCAGTGCCTGGAAATTGCTCTAAGTGAACTGAAAAGCTGGCAGACTGCCCGCACCGTGCCGCCGGTCAGGTGATGATCGCTGCGCTCTATGTTGAAGCGGACGGTGTATATGCGGGGCTTCCCGGCGTCGATCTCTGGGATAAGGTACGCGATGCGCGAACCTATGCCGGGCCGCATTCCGTCGTGGCGCATCCGCCATGCCAGAGGTGGTGCAGATTGGCTCCGGTCAATCTAGCTCGATACGGCCAAGCGATCGGCGATGATGCCGGTTGCTTCACAGCGGCACTAGCATCGGTGCGCCGCTGGGGCGGTGTGTTGGAACATCCGGCATACAGCCGCGCGTGGCTCGCGCATCATATACCATGGCCTGGGGAAGCCGGGGGCTGGCAACGTGATGCCGATGGCGGTTGGTGTTGCTACGTCGAGCAGATCAGTTATGGCCACCAGGCGCGCAAACCAACGTGGCTTTATGCCGTTGGCGTCGATCTACCAGAACTCAGATGGGGACGTGGGTCGGACCCAGCGGCGTGGATAGGAACGAGCCAAGCCAGGAATAGAGCAGCGCTCGGCGTGCGCGGGATAGCACAACTTAGCGGACGCGCATCTAGCGAGACGCCGCTGGAGTTCCGCGATCTGCTGATCTCGATCGCCGCGACGGCGCAGCGGCAGGCGGTTGCAGCATGAGCCGCATCGCCACCCTAGCCGGACCTGGCACGCCGCGGTCGCCGGACTCCCACATCTGCACCGTGCGCAGCGTGCATTCCAGCGCGTCGGCGAACTGCTGGCGCGTCATGCCGAGCCGTTCGCGCGCCGCCGCCACATCAGCGGGCGACACGACGACGCTTCGGCGTGTGGGTGGCAACGACCATGCCGTCGAGCAGGATGCGGTGGGCGTGGTCGCTATAGGCGTAGAGGCTGATCTGCGCCGCTGCCTGCTCGGTCGTGGCCGTCACGGCGCCCTCGGAGCGAAGCTCCCAGCCAGCGCCCCGGTCCATCTCGATCCGCATGGTGTGGGTGTTTTCCATACCCACCTTATAGCGAATAATGTTCGTGGGTGCAAGAACAATGTTCGCGCGCTAGCGGATATACAGAATGCTAAAGTCCCCGTAAACGCTGGTATGCAGAAGTTGGTTACATTCGCGGACGGCACGAAAAGCCTCTGGCGCAGCGGTATCCGTGATGCCGCCGATGCCGAAACCGGGCGGCACAGCGAGCGCCGCATTGCTTACCGCGCGTTATGGATTAGTGCCACAATTTGCTGCCACAATGGTATAACCCTCTGATGGACAGAGATAAATCTGAGCCATTCCACATTGAAGGCCCGGCCATCGTCAGCTTCAGCGGCGGCCGGACCTCTGGCTACATGCTATGGCGCATTCTGCAGGCACACGACGGCACGCTGCCTGAGGGCGTGACCGTATGCTTCGCCAACACCGGCCGCGAGATGCCGGCCACGCTCGACTTCGTGCGGGACTGCGCGGCGCAATGGAGCGTGCCGATCCGCTGGCTGGAATACCGATGGGAGCCGGGCCGGCATAGCTACGCCGAAGTTTCGCACAACAGCGCCAGCCGGGACGGCGAACCCTTCGAGCAACTGTTAACGGCACGGCCGGCGCTGCCCAACCCCGTGCAGCGGTCATGCACAGCCGAGCTAAAGATCAGAACCATGAAGCGGCTTGTGCAGGCCGAGTTCCACTGGGAGCACTGGACGAATATCGTCGGACTCCGCGCCGACGAAGCTGGCCGGGTGTTCCGCGCCACGCGCGACACGAAGGACCGCTGGACCGTCATCTGTCCGCTGCATACCGCTGGCGTGGTGCATGACGACGTGATGCAGTTCTGGAAGCGGCAACCCTTCGATCTGAGGTTGGCCGGCCCGTGGGAGGGCAACTGCGACGGCTGCTTCCTGAAAAGCCGTGGCGCTGTCACCCGCATGCTCGAAGATCACCCGGCCCGCATGGCGTGGTGGCGACGCATGGAGGCGATGCCGAGAGGCGGTCCTGGCGTCAATCGGCTGTTCCGGTCTGACCGGGAAAGCTATGCGCAACTGACTGAGATCGTCGCGCGCCAGGGAAAGCTGCCGTTCAACGTGTTCGAGCCAGAACCCGGCTGCACGGAATGGGCATGCACCGACTGAGCGATCTGTCAACGGCAGGTAAGACGTTGAGAACGCCCAATACACAGTTGGGTAACGAGCAGATTAGCAAACCCTCGTTTGCAGGAGTGGCCGATGTCAACCCGCTATAACGTCGTGGTTGAACGCGAGGAATACGACGAGGCCACCGGCAAGGTGACCGGGCGTGCCGAATACCGCATCGACGCCTATGGCCTGCTCCAAGAGGCGTGGGACGCCGTGCAGGAACAGGTCGAAAAGTTAGGCTGGTTCGATGACAGATGAGCTACATCCGATAATCGACGTTGTGAAAGGTAGCCGATGACCGAGCCGCGCGTCGGGGACATGTTAGACTGGCGGATGCACGCTCTCGCCGCCGCTGTATGCGCCTTCGCTGCGGTCGCGGATGTGGCTGTGGGCTATCCGTGGATCGCCCTGATCCCGGCCCTCGCCGCAGGCTCGTGCTCTATGACCGCCGTTGATTGCTGGTATCGCCGAAAGTCTTTCGGCTACGGCTACCGATGCCGACCTACCATCGACAAGACCAGTTAGCGGAGGAACCTGATGGCGCTTGCTCTCTGCCTCGCCGTCCTCGGTGCTGGCGGTGCCATGCTGGCCGCGCTGGTGCTGATCCACATCGCGTCCCAAAACGCACTTAGCGGACGGAATGACGCAGACGTGTGACACGACTGAATCACGACTGAATCTGCTTACCACGCCTTTGTAGGAGCCGCCTTATTTACCCCGAGGCCAAAGAAAAGGCCCCGGCTTTGGGGGCGCCGGGGCCGAGGAAGGTTCGAACGGAGTGAAAGTCTGTGCCGCACTATGCCATGGCGGCAGCGCGCCTCATAGGGTTTTGCGACGCACCAGACCAAGGCCGAGCAGCCCGACGCCGAGCGCCGCCATGCTCACCGGCTCCGGCACCGCGGTGGCCGAGAAATCGCCCGAGACGGAAGCGCCGAAGCTGGCCAGGGTATCCCCGTCGATGCCAATGGCCGGCGACACGTTGGCGAAGGAGAGGGATACCGCGCGCGGCAGCGCCAGGACGTTGATCACATCGGACGTGAATGAGATGCTATCCGGCGGCGCGCCAGAGGACAGGACCGCCGAGGCGCCGGTCCCCAGCACCACGTCGGAGAAAGTGCCGCTCAGGAAGTTCGTTCCCGTTCCCCCGGCCCCCGAGGTCAGCGAGAAGCTGCCGGCGTAGTGCTGGAACCCGCCGGCGCCGAGCGGCGTCACCGCGTCCGTGGACGTGATGTTGAGGTCGAAGTCCGCCGAGGTCGGTGCACCGCCGAGGATCTGCGTAATGCTGACCGGGACATCGGCAGCGGTGATCGTCGTCGCAGTGCCGCCGGCGTTCGCAGTCGCCGTGATGGTATTGCCGGCACCGATTTGGCCGAAGGTCAGGATGACGGCGCCCTGTGCAGGCAGGGCGAGCAGGGCAGCAGCAGAGGCAGCGAGCAGGGCGCGCAGCATGGTGGGCTCTTTCATATTGGAGGGGCAGGCACGGCTCGTCAGGGCTTAACCAGGCAGCCCTCCACGATTCTTGTCAGCAATACGTTTCTGTTTTCTGCCGCGTGATCAAAGATCCACGCGATCACCCCGATGAACATGATATTGACCAGCAGCAGGGCGATGAAGGCAGGCGGCAACACGCGCAGCAGCTTCTCGCTGACCGACAGCAGAACGCCACTACGCTGCTCGTCTGTCATCTCACGTCTTCGACGCGGCGAACGACCATTTGCGGTCGCTGTAATTTTGACTGGTGCTGTTCGCGGCGATCTGCCCGCGCAGCCAGGTATAGCAATCGGCGGCACCGACGCAGCCCAGCGTGGCCGCGGTCGCCAGCGCGCTCATGCAGTAGGACGCATAGGTCAGGCTGTCGGCGGCAGGGATCACCAGCGGGTCATCACACGCCATCGCATCAGGTTGCATCCGCACATTGATAGCCCAGCACTCCGCCCAATCCTGGACATAGGGCGCCTTATCAGCCTCCCGCATGACCATGTTGTAAGGCGAGGGCTTTGCAGGCACCCATCCCGACGTGCCGCTGGTCCGCGCGATGCAGTGCTGGATTTTCCACTCCAGGATCGGCCGCCAGTCCTCATGCCCCATCTGCACCACATGCCCCAGCACCGCGGCCTCAAAGTCCTCCATCCACGGACTGATGTAACTACCGAACGGCAGCGTGCTGGAGGCCGGCGAACCATCCGCATCGGCAAGGCAGTTAAACACCGTGTAAGGGATTTCCGTGTAGGGCGCCACGGTCGGATGCACGAAGGTCGAGAGCATCCAGTCGCGCTCGCGGTCAAGCCAGTCTTTCCAATAGGTGCGCGGCAACATCCACGCGCAGCCGCTCTCGGGGGTGATCCAGGCGCAGCGCGCGAGACCGCGCAGCTGCCAGGCGTGTGCCCTGACCGCCTTGCCGATCGAGAACATCTCGCGGCTCTGCGGCGGTGAGCTGATGATATCGTAGGTGCTGGAGAAATGCTGCTCCTCGAGGAAATACACGTCCCCGGTCAGCAGGTAGGCGACGTAACAAAGCGCCGGCGTGTGCGCGACATCCAGCGTCACCGGTGTGGCGATCCACGGGATGGTCGGGCCATACAAGGTGGCGTCGGAATGCGTGTTGACGTCGAAGATGCCGCCACCATCCTCGTTGCGGTAGTGCCAGGGGAAGGTGCCGCTCGCTTCGGCCTGTGCGAGCAGCGAATCGGCCGAGGCATCGCCGCGCAGATATTCCGCCTGCGCCTCGGTCACCAATCCAATCTCGTCACGCTCGCCGGTCGATGGCACGTACGCCGTCAATCCCGCCAACCCCATCGGCTCATAGACGCGCAACGGCGACAGCGGGCGCGTGGTTGACAGCGCCATATCGAAGCGCGGCAGCAGGCCGTCCGCCTGCAGCTCCTCGATCGTGATGACGAACGGGCGCGGCGACGACTGCCAGCGCCAGCGCGAATACCAGTAGTGCTCGGGGATCTCGACCGTGGCCAGCACGTCCTCGCCCCGGTAGATCGTCGCGGTGTATGCCCCCATGTTGAACGCCGCGGTGCCCACGGTGGTGTCGCCCAATTCAAACACGACCTCCACGCGGCCGCCCTCGCGATCACAGCGAAACTGCACGGTAAACGCCGGCAATTCGCTATTCGTCACATCGAGCCGGTTCTGCACAAAGGCACCACGCTGGTCGATCCAGTCGCCGCGATCGAGACCGCCATCCGCGTGAAACCAGATCTGCGCGCCGTTGTAGTCGATGCAGACCGACAGGTCGCCCGGCGCTGGATCGGGGCCGGGGTCAGGTGGGTCAGGTGGCTCTGGCGTCACAGGCTCCAGCGTCACAACAGCCGACACGTCGAGCGGCACGAACCCGTCCAGCGTGCCGGTTACCGTCAGCGTGATCTCGTTGGTGATGGGATCGGGCACTCGGCCACCTCAGTGCAGATTGTCATTGACAAGCGACGCTATTCCGACGCACAGTCGCGTTATGCCAAACACACGCATCAACATCGTCGTCACCAAGCCTCAGCAGGTATGGCTGGAGCGTGAGGCCGAGCGCCTCGGCATCCGCATCGGCGAGGTTATCCGCCGCATTCTGGACGCTGTGAGGACCGGCAAATGAGCGACATCACGGTCAACGACCACGCCCCGCGCCTCGCGGTGTTGGAAGAAATCGCGCGCGGCACCAAGGCAGCGCTGGAACGGATCGAGCGGCGGCTGGACGCTATCGAGCGCAACGCCCGCTCGGATTTCCGCTGGCTGCTCGGCATTATGCTCAGTGGCTTCGGCCTGACGTTGGGCGGCTTCGTCGCCCTACTAGGCGTTATCGCGCACACCCAGCACTGGATATGAAACCCATCGCAGACTACGAGCCGTGGAAGCTGACGCTCACAGCGCCTTCTGTGCAGGTGCCGCGCTGGTGCTGGCGCTCGTCGGTCTGCTCTCGCTGATACTAAGACACTGAACACGGCGCCGGTTCGCACTGGCGCCCCGCATTGGAGACTGACATGAGCGACGAACCGACGATCGATCTGAGCTATATCGGTCGCTCGCTGCAGCGGCTGACCACCGACGTAAGCGGGATGCGCGCCGACATGACAGTGCTGACCGCGATCGTCATGCGCCAGGACGCGACACTTACCGCCCTGCTCACCGAGGTCCGCGCCATGCACTCCCGCCACACCCACCTGGAACGCCGCGTCGAGACGCTGGAGAAGCTGTGATGCTACATTTCCTAGCCACTATCGCGCTCTGCATCTTCGTCGGAGAGCGGGTGTGGCATTACTGGCGCGAGTGGCGATGGCGCATCGGTCAGCGTCGGTATGCGCGCTGGCTCAAAGATGGCATGGCAGGCGCTCCATGGAGTCCCCCGCCAAAGACGCCATATTCCTAAGGTGGCGGCTGCATCAACGGATTGGGCCTGACAGGATACTGCGTCACATCCGGCCTCAGTAGGCGGTTGTGCTCGGCTGTGGCTTGGTTAATTGCCCGCTGTCCAAAGTAATGATCGACAGCGCTTCTGACCGTCATGCCGGCCGCCGACGCGGCACCTGGCCCCAGAAAGTGCCCCACCACGATACCGGTGCCCATACCCGCGAGCGTGCCAACGCTATGGGCGGCAGCACGGCGCGCCATGTCGAACAAGGTCTGAGTCGTATCGGAGCCATTCGCCCTCGCAAGCTCCTCGGCGCTCGCCGCCCTTTGCAAGTCGTCATGGATCGACTTGAGCCGCGCCATCTGCTCATCCGTCAGAGCCTTATACGGATTGAGCGGCGCCGCCGGATCACGTCCCGCGACGACATCACCCATCAGCCGACGAAACGGCATATATTTCATATGCCCGAACCCGTCGTACAGCTTCGGTTCGTACGCCTGCAGCGCCTCTCTAGCATCTATCGCTTGGCGCGCCTTAGCATAGTTGGCATTCGCTTCAGTGAAGCCCGGCGCCGCCGGCTCGATCTGCTTGGTGAGCTCATCCTTGACGCGCGTCAGCGCCGCCATCACGTCTGGCGCACCATAGCCAGGGTTCGCTAGCCGCCCCTGCTTCGACTGCATGTAGATAATCGCCCGACGGACGGCATTGGCCTGAAGTGGGCTGGTTTCCAACCCTGAGCCGTCAGACTTCTGCGCGGCGGCGACGATCTCCTGCATCGCAGCTCTTAGCGGCGGTAGCTTGCCAGCCGATCCGGTCAGTTCAGCATTCGCCGCATTGATAACCGGCTGCAGATCAACCGTCCCGCTATGAGCGTATGCCGCCTGCAGGGCCGTCTCGATCTGGTCGTTCGCCGCCTTCAGATCAGCCTGTTGGGTCGTGTCAGATCCCGCGATGTTCTGAAATTCATCCTTCCGGATGTCGCTGTGCTCGCTCAATAACGCCCGCTCGTTCTGCTCGGCCTCCGGTGACAGTCGTCGCAGCACTTTGGAATCCCGCGCCGCGTTAACCGTCTGCTCACGCTGCGCCATCGTCGGTGTAATGCCATCGAGGTATTGAATGTCGTTGGCCTCGCCTGGCGTCACGGTCTTGTAGAACCACTGCTTATCGGCAGTAGATCCAGCGGCTGCGGCTTGCGCCGGCGTCAGCCCGGCTTGTGTCGCTGGCGTGACCTGCGCACCAGCGGCGACGGCCGGTGGCTCGGGTGGCGGCGACGGCGCGGGTTGCGGCTCCTTGGCCGCACCTGGTGGTTCAGGTGCCGGTGGCGCCGCACCTGGATCCCGCATGGTCACCTGCGCCTCAAAGCCTGGTGCCGGCGCACGACCCTCGGCATAGAGGCGTTCCCAGTACGATTGCGGCGCCGGCATGGGGATCGCTTCCGGCGGACCAGGCTGTGGTGGAGCCCTTGGCGGCGGCGCTGGCAGCAACAACTGATTCGGTGGCGGCATTGGCGGCACGGGCTCACTGAACCGCAGCGGGCTACGCACGCCACCGAGCGCCATCGCTGCCGTCAACGCCTCCGGCGCGACGTTCATCGTGCCGGTATTAGGATCAATCGTGGTATTCTCAGCAGGCGTCTGACCCAACGCTCGAAGCGGACCAGGAGCCAGCGCCCATCCCTCATACCAACGCGAGTTCGGATCTTTAATTACGTCCTCACGGCGCGCGATCGGCAGGATGTCGCTCTGGCGGTAGCCTGGAGTATTGCCGCCAACCACAGGAACGCCAGGCGTTTCCGCTGGCGTAAGGACCTGGCGGCCGAAGTCATCCAAGATGGGCGTTGGCTCCGGCGCAGGCTTAGTCGGCTCCGGTGGCGCTGGCGAAAACCCGAGCTTGCTTTCCCGCGTCTCAACCACACCGCCTGGTAGGCCGCCGACGTGCTGCTTCACCGCGCCATCGACCACCGCCGGTGGCGTTCCGTCAGGGAACTCCAGCGTCGTGCCGTCAGGCAACTGCGCCTGGATTGCCATCACTGCACCCGGTTGCCGGTGGCGTCGTAGCGGATCACGGTGTCGCCCGGCTTCGTAGGCGTGCCGCCGGTCACGGCCGTGGGCTGCATGGAAAAGCGCCCGCTCTTGGTATTGACCACGGCGTCCGGCTTGGCGCGCGAGACGAGTTGCAGTGCCCGGTCATATTCCGAATCGCTCAAGCCCTTTGTCCATTGTTCCGGCTTCTGCCCGGAGATCGCACCCATCGCTGCGGCATAGACCTGCGGATTGCGCTGGGTGTTCCAATCACGATCGAACTGCGCGAGCGACCTATATTGGTGGGTCTGCGAAAACCTCTGCTCATTATCAGCGAAATGAGAAAGCGCCGCTTGCGCGTAATCTGCATTTGCCTGGTTGCTGATGAGCTGCATATCGAGGATAGATTTGTTCGTCGCGTCCTGAAGATTGACGCCTGGATTGGCGTCCTTGAACAGCTTGATGGCCTGATAACCGCCGCGCGCACCAAGCACCGACTGCTCTTGGGTACCGGCGCCCACCAGCGCCAACTTCGCGAACGCCTGCGCGGCATCTGAGCCTGAGAGATTGGCCGACTCCTTTTCCCAGCCGGTGAGCGCCGATGGCAACCAGCGCTGCAAGAAGGCCGAGGCCGCAGTTCGCCCCTCCGTGCCCGGCCCGGTGCTGAACCGCTGCAACACGTCCTGCATTTCCTTGATACGGACCTGATCCGCCTGCGACTTACGAACAGCCGTACTGAGATCCTTGCTATCCTCAGCATCGCGTTCGTACTGCTTCTCCGCGACCTTGTATGCCGCCGGATCGCGCTCGACCTGCTGCTGTGCCGGCGACAGACCTTGCGTAAGTGGTCGCGCGCCACCGCTACCAGCGGCACCGGGCGGTTGCGGGAACCCCTCCGGCAGCGGTCGCGACGGCACCTGCACGATCGCCTTGGAAATCGGGTCCGTGACGGTCTTGAAGTCCTGATACGCAATGGCGGCGTTGTTGTAGCGGTCGGTCTCTTCCTGTGTCGCACCGCCACCGGGCCGCATCTTCGGCGCAAGCTCCTGCAGCGTCCGATAGGCTATCGTCGCCTCTCGCGCGTTCGGCGCCAGTTCAGGATGCTGCGCTTGCCAGTACTTTAGGTTGGTCTCGGCCTGCGCGTTGCTCAATTGCCCCTGCGACACGGCGAGCTGCTGCTGTTGCATATAGTCGGAGAACGCCTTCTGGGCGAGTTGGATGTTCTGGTTCACATACGCCTGCTCGGCCGCGATGCGTTGCTGGCCGGTCAAGCGGCCGGTGGCGCCTTGCGCATCGAGTATGGCCTGCTGGCGGGTTGTGAGGCCGTTGGCATTCAGCGGCTGCAATTGCGGCGGTGCCGGGCCGCCGGCTGGTGGTGCGGGCGGTTGTGGTGCCGACGCAGCCCCACCTGGAGCAGGTGCTGCCTGCCCTGGCGCGACGGCCGGGGGAGCCGCTGCGGCAGTCCCTGAGCCGGCCCCAGGCCCAGCCGTGTCTGTCCCACCCGTCCGCGCCGCAACGCCGCCAGCACCCCCGGGAGAAGGCGTTGTGATGGCCCTCAGAGCGGCATAGCCCTGCGGCGTCGGATGTACTCCACCCGCGGTCATCATGCTCGGCGGCAGAGGCACGAAGTCTGCGCCATACTTCTGCGCCAACGCCTGCAACCTGGCATTGGTGCCGGGCGCCTGCGCCTCAACGCCAGGACCGACGCCGAGCAGCTTGACGCTGGCCGCACCGCCATCCTTCGCTGCCTGGAGTTGTTCCTCGACCGCGTCGATAGCACCAGGGTTATTCGACGCACCCGACGACAACACCACCGGCTGCCCCCGCAGTGTGCCAGCCTGGGCAGCGGCCTTGACGGCATCACGCACCGCTGCCGGCCCTGCGCCCACCACACCAGTCCCGCCGAGGCCGCCGGCACTGGCAAGGCTGTCGCCAAGAATGACGGGCTTTGCCGCGGCAGCTGTGGTGGTTGCGGCACCACCGCCAGGTGCGGCACCGCCCGTGCCAGGCATGTAGCGGAATACGTTGGACACGTAATTCGGATCGCCGCCAGCGTTGTAGGACCGCAGTGCAATCGCCTGCCCGCCAGGCGTGCTGAAATCAGCTCCGGCCGCCTTGCCCCGTGCCGCGAGATAATCCGCCCCGAAATTGATGTTGGTGCGGGGATCACGCAGTACGGCGGGGTTTACGCCAGTCATACCGAAGCCGGGATCAGCGGCGGTACGTGGGTGGATCTGCATGATGCCGACCTCTCCCGCGCCACCCGTCGCGCCGGGATTAAACCCTGACTCCTGCCGCGCCTGGGCGATGAGCAGATCGACCGGAATGCCGGTGCGCTGCGACGCCTCCTGAAAATACGGCATGTATTCTGGTGGCACAGTGACGTTGCCAGGGCCGCCGCCATAAGGGGGCGCCGCTGGCGCTGCTGTGCCACCTCCAGCCGCCCCACCGCCCGCCGCGGGCTGCGCCGTTGTGTTACCCGCCGCGGAAATCGCCCTATTGGCCGCGATGTTCGCCGCCCACTCGGCCTGCGTTTGGCTCGGCGTGCCCATCCGCGCCAGCGCGTGGGCCACGTCGTCGCCCGGATATGTCTCTGGCGCATTCTTGAAGTAGCCGGGAGCCGTCTGCCGTGCGTTCGCCAGCAGCGTCGGATATGCCGCAGCACGCGCCTCTGGTGTCGGATACAGCGTAGGATCTAAAACCGTGTTCGCCAGCCGCGATGCCATCTCCATCTCGTGGCCGCTGATGTCCTGCTGCTGCTGCAGGAGTTGGTTCTGGCCCTCCTGCTGCCTCAACGCCATCATCGGGTCGAACAGCACGTTCGGAGCGCTGGAAACCTGGGTACCGGACATCAGAACGTGCCACCGGGCGCAGTATCGGTAAAGGTGCTGGGCGCGGACGGCCCGCTAATCCAGTTCTGGAAATCCTTATTGCTCAACAGGTTGTTGGCGATACTGCCTAGGCCAGACGCCGTGTTGCCATAGATGCTGGACTGCGCGTTGGCACCTTGTATTGCTGCGTTCCCTGCGGCATTGGCTGTGGATGCACCGCCGGCCGCCGCGTTCTCGCCGAGCGTCGAGAGACCCATCAAGCGGTTGTAGTATGTTCCGAAGTCGGAATTGGCGAGACCCTGGCCAAAGGTTTGCTCTGCTTTAAGCGCCGCCCCGCTGCGCAGCATACCACTGGCTGCCGCACCAGCATCCACCGCACGAAGGCCCTCGCCCATCTGCCAAGTGTAACCGGGGCTAGTCTGATAGTTGGCCATGGCAGCCGATGCTGCATCAGGCCCATTCAAGCCAAGAAGGTCAGTTTGAGCATTAAGAGGCGCAAGCCCGGCAGTCCGGTACGGCGCCAGGTCAGCGCGTTGCTGCTCAAACTGTTTTTGAGCTTGCGCTTGACCGGCTTTCGCCGCCCCAGATTGCATAAGGCCGCCGGCAATCGTGCCAACAGCGCCAATCCCTGCCGCAGCTACCGCGAAGGGCATAGTTAGTCCTCCAACTCAATGTGAGCATACTGCGACACCGCAGGCTCATCGCCGTCGATGTGATCGGCGTTGTGCACACAGGCCAGCGCTACGTCGTTGGTCAGCGTCAGGAACGTGTGCAGTTCGTTCGCCGGAATGCGAATCACCGCCGGCGCGCGGTAGTCGCCGATCATCTCCTCGCCGCGCCACGCTCGCACCGAGCCGCGCATGAGCAGCGTCAGATGCGGAAATGCGTGTGCGTGCTGCGGCAGCAGCGTGCCGGCATCGGCCACGCTCCAGAGCTTAACGAACACACCGGCATAGAGAACGAGTTCCACCTGTTCCGGCTGATGCTCTGCGCGTTTCATTCGCACCTCATCGACACGATGACTACGATCCTGTCGCAGTCACCGACATTCTCGACCGAATGCTGCATTAGGTTATCGAACGTCCAGGTCGAGCATGTCGTGAACGTGGCCACCTCGTCGGCACAGCGCACCAGAGCGGTCCCCGCCAGCGTGAGGTGGCACTTCATATTGTAGAACTCCGGCGCCCAGTTCCCTGCATCACTGTGCGGCTCGATCATCTTGCCAGGCGGCAGCTTGGTGATGAGAATCGACCCCAGTTCCACCGCGCACACCCGCGACATCAGCGCGAACACCAGTGGCCGCAACGACGGCAGTTCCTGCCAGGCGGGCCAGAACACGTTGCGGTGCTCCAGCCGCCGCGCCTCCATCGTGACCTGCGCCTCGGGCATATAACGCACGGTGATGTCGGTCATCGCCGCATGGGGCGTGCCTGGATACAGCCGCCGCTCCGGATTACGGTCCCAGAGGTGACTAGCGCGGTTCAGCTCCAACAGCACCGGCACCACGTCCACCCGATCAGCGAGTTGTACGAACCGCATCACCCCTCCGGGGAAGGGCGCCAGCCGCCCGCAGGCAGACTGGCGCCCGACCCTACCTGCGGCGTATACTGATCGCGATCTTGACGCTGATCGCGACCCGCACCAATATCCGAGGCAGGAGCTTGAGCTGCTTCATCAGCTCTCCCTCCTCGGGTTCGGCGGCTGGACCACCCAGCCGCCGTTCCCACATCTAGCACATCGTTGCGCATCTACCGCATCCGTCGCGCGCGGATATTACCCTGCGCCGTCACCGTGCCGCTGAAGTACGCCTGCGCATTCAGCCACACCGTGGTCGGTGCCGTAACGTTGTAGCGATGCGCCGACGTTGGCGCCCGCTGATTGGTGGCACCGGCCGGAAATGTCGCGTTGACGAAAATGTCCGTGCCACCGCCGATCCCCGCACCGAATGCGTTCAGCGTGCCGCTGCCGGTGACGAAGGTCGCACCACCCGACACGTCCCAGTCACCAGCCGTAAGGGCCAGCGACACGACGTTGACTAAGGTGCCGGTCACCAGCGACACCGGCCCGGCGCTCGCGGTCAGATACTCGCCGACCTCGCCGGGCTGCGCGTCGGAGCCGTCCACCGAGCCCTTATGCATGGTCAGAGCGATCTGCTGCAGCGCATCGACCAGATCCTGGTGGTGAGCCTGCCACAGCGGCGCGTGCAACCCGTCGTCGTTCAACGCCGCAGTGTTGACCGGTGGCGATAGCCGCGTGAGATCCATCAACTCGCCCCGGTGGTGATCTCGGCATCGACCGCGTAAATCGTCGCCGCGCCACTCAGCGTCAGCCTGAACACCCGCTGGCGGAAGCTGCCAAGCCGCGTGGTAAACACCCGCTGCCGGCGGTTATACGCCCCCAGCCTGGCGGTCATCGTCCGCGGGCCGCCGGTCCACGTAAACCCACCGTCGTCGGACCAGTCGAGCGTGACCGTGCCGTCCTCGAGCCGTCCGTCGCCGCTTTCCATCTCGACCTCCAGCCGCGCGCAGAAGGCGCGACTTGCCCCGGCCCAGAGCGGCGGAAATACGATCTGGCGGCTGATCGGCGTGATGTCCTCCAGCCCAGCCAACGGCGAATTAACCTGCGACGTGAAGATGGCGCCCGACTGAACATCGCCGAACCACAGCATGGTGCCGGGATGCACAGTGGCATTCGCCCGCCACCGCCCGCCGTCGCTCGCCCGGTCGTGCCATTGCTTGGTCGCGCAGTCATAGACCAGGGTCCGCGTGCGCCAGTTCATCACATACAGCACATGCCCGACCTCGGTGTAAGTGAACGCCGAAACCAGGTCATACGGATTCAGTTCGCGGATGATCTCCTCGACGGCGTGCGTGGACACCCGCACCGCCTGGTAGCCGTTGGTCTTGTAGACCACCTGGTTATGCGCGAGCCAGAATATCGACGCATCGCCTGCCGCCACCGACTGCGGCGAGGCCATCGCGAAGGGGATCACGCCACCAGCGCGCCGTCGATACGGGAAGAAGCTCGTGCCGGGGGTCGTCTCGAGTCCCGACGCGCCCGCTGCGTACCAGATCTCGACGCCGGCTTCGCCCATCATCCACAAATCGGTGCGATACGGGAAAACGCGCCGCAACACGTTGGGCAACGCATCGGTGTAAGCGAAATCCAGTGCGTCGAAGTTCGACGGATCGAGCAGATGCGAGATGAAGAACCTCGCAGAGTTCTCGTAAGAGACGAAAATATGGTAGCCGTCGTGGAACGCGACCGACTGCGCGCCGGGCCAGGTATCGCCACTGATCTGGTTCAGCGACGAGCCAGGGTCGTGGCTGCAGGTGAATGCATTCGGCGGCACGCAGACGACGGCTGCGGTTGCGCCGCAGGCGATTGTGTACATGGCATCGTAGGCTGGTATCACGTCGGTTGCCGGCGTGCCGATATCGCCAAGATCCTCGACCGTGAAATCGGGCGCCGAGCCGATCTGCGGGATCAGCCGGTAGAAGTGCGTGCCGCTGACCACATAGACGCGGCCCGGCAGGTCGTCGTTCATCGCGTGGATCGGCCCGGCACCGACGAGGCGGTTGACCGACAGTCCGGGCGTCGGTACCAGCGCCACTTGCGACCGCGCATCGTCCGGAGATTTCTCGGCCATGAAGTTCTGCAGGAACTTCGTTGACAGCGGCTTCGACGGGTGCTGGTAGCTTTCGGTCGGGAACGGTATTCGCCGCATCCCTGGTGGCTGGGGGGCCTGACCGCTCATCAGTTGATCAACCCGAGCAGCACCGAGAAATTGACCGCTGCCGCTGGCGCAGCGCTAACCTGCACCGTGACGTTTGACGCATCCGCGACGGCCCACCATTGCAACGTGGATACTGTCGGCCCGCCGTTCGGCGTCACCAGCGTGATATCCGGCGTCGCACCCAGCAGATGCGGCAACACAACCGAGGTGCCGGCCGCCGGCATCTGGCCCCTAGTTGCCCACAGGCCCGGTGCTTTCAGGCACTGCCCGCCGGCCAGGATATGCGTAGGGCCGATGGTCGAGAATGCCACCGTTTCTGCATCGGCGCGGATGATGCTGCCGGCTGCCGATTGCAGGGCGTAGGCGCCGCCATTGAGTTGGTCCCACTGGTGCAAATTGCACGCCGCCAGCCGCACGTGATTGCCGCTACTCGCAATCCACACGCTGGAATTTCCGGCATTGCCGAGCCAGCACCCGGTCAGCAGCACCACCGAACTGGAGCCGCCGCCCTCGATGGTCAGACAGCTAGTGGAAACGATCGGCGAGGCGGGACAGCCGAGATTGCACCCAGACAGGAATACCGTATGGCCGCCAGTGGCATCGTTGATGACGAACGGATTGCCGCACTCATCAAAATCGCAGTTCGTCAGCCGCGCATTCGACACGTTGCCTGCCGCCGTCGCGGCAAGGTTGACGCCGATCCAGTACCATATGCAAAAGAAGTTATCGATCACCGGATCATCGACGCGGCCCAGGTTCAGCGCCCTGCCGTTGGCTTTCTGCCAGGCCAGCACGTTGGCATCGAGCGACCAATACACCCAGAAGTGCACATCGCGGATGGTCACGATGTCCTGCTGGTTGTCGAGCACGATACCCTGGGTCAGCGGCTGCCCGACGATGCGGTCCAGCACCACCCGACCCGCTGACTGCCCGGCCGCACGGATGCCAATGGTTGGATTGAGCAGGCAGAGGTGATGCAGATAGATATCCGATCCGGCTGGGATGTCGATCGCTGGCGGGTAGTTATACGGCGCCCAGCTAGGCGCGGGTGCTGGCTGGGTGTGATAGACGCCGAAATGCGACAATTCGACGCCGAGCGCCTGATTGTTCGCCGATGGCGTGCCCGACGGATTGATGACGAACGCCGAAACGAGATGCGAACCATCGAGCGTGATCCACGTCCCGGCCCCGGTCGGCGGCGTTACCGGCGCAGTGAACAACGCCTGCGCGGGTTCGACATAGGCGCCGGTAATCCGCACCCCGCGGTTGATGGTCAGCGGTGCCGAGATCAGATATCGCCCGCCGGGGATGTAGAGCGTCTGTTGCTGGGCAATCGCGGCGTTGATCGCCGCCTGCAGCGCCGCGGTGTCGTCGGCCACGCCGTTGCCCACCGTGCCGTATGATTTCGCTGAGATGCCGGTGGCTGCGGCCACCCGCGCTGCGGTCTCCGCATCGATCGCGGCCGCCGTGCCGAGACCAGTCGCTACGTAGTTTTTGAGCGCCAGCGCGCCGAACCGGCCGGAACCCGAGCGCTCACCGACGACCGAACTGGCATCGGTAACGGTGCCGAGGTCCGGCATCTCCACGATACGGATGCTATCGCTCATGCCAGGACGGGCTCCAGGATGTCGGTGGTAATCGGGATTCTATCGTCGGTCAGCAGCGCCGGCGCCGGCAGCATGAACGGCACCCCGCCGGGACGAACATGCAGCCGGCCGGACAGCAGCACCTCGGCGCCCTGGGCGTCGTAATTGAGCTGCACAGCCCAGCCGCAGCGACGTGGCCAGAGGCTCATCGTGCCGGATAGGAACGCGAAGTCGAACGCACCGAGGGCATCGGATGGCACGCCGGCGGCACTCCAAAGGATCTGGCCGCACACCGGCAGCAGCATGCCATAGTCGTCATAGAAGCCCGACGCATCCGGCCAGACGATAAGCTGCATTGATGGGCCGCCGATGCCGCCGGTGAGATCCAGCGCCTGCGCGCAGGGGTTGTCGCTGTCCACCACGGTGATGCGCAGATAGAGGCTATCGGCAGCGGCCATCACCAGGTCGCGGCGTGGAATGTGGATGGGTGAGGTGCGCATGTAGGGCACCGTCATGGCCATGGATGGCATCGGCGGCTCCTACGGGGTGACTGAGGGCGTAACCGTGCCGGCGCAGCGCATGTTGCCGGAGGCGTCCACACTCCATTTATCGACGCCCGCCACGACGTAATAGAGTTTGCCGGAGCGATATTGCAGATATGCGCCGGGAGCACTGTTCAGCGCCGGACCGCCATTCATGTCGATGATCTGTCCGGCGGACATACGAACCGCCGCCACCGGATCAGTCACGCCGGGCGGTGGTGCCGCACCACGGCTGTCGAGAAAGTTGCGGATCAACGTCGGTTGCCCAGCACCGCCCTGCACGCACAGCAGACTGTCCACGTAGGCCGACGCCGTGCCGTTGATCCCGGTCCCGAACCAGATGCCGGCGGTGTATTCACTGTTGATCGTGGTTGACATATTCGCGAACACAGCATGCACCATCTGGCGAATGCCAATGCCGCCAAACCGGCTGCCGTTCGCGCCGTCATCAGCGCCGGTCGCGTTCAGATCCCATTCCATGCCAGTAAGCTGGCCGGAAGTTGACGACGGTGTGCCCTGGAAATCCGCAACGTCGGTGATCAGCCCGGTGGTCAGCCCAGTCCCGGCATTGCGCCACGCCTGGATGTAGGCACTGACCAACTGACCGCCCGATGTGCTGCTGTTCATGGCTTTGACCAGGAACGGCCATTCCTGGCAGCCATTGCCGGCGGTATTGCCGAACTCGACCTGTAGCGTCTTGTTGATGTTCGACGGCGTGCCGCCTGTGAATGTGGTTGCCCGCCGGAACCGGAAGTCGCCGCCGTCCGTGGCCGCGAACGCATTGCGCTGAAATATGAGTTCAGCCGGCGGCTTAAGTGCGGAGATGCCGCCCTGAGACACGATGGGGCCGGGGATGCTGCCAATAGCCCAGCCGATCTGCGACGATGGCACCACATGCACCCACGCGGCGCTGAGGCGGCCGTAGGCTGTCCCATCCACCGGCGCCTCTTGGAGCCCTCCAGGCGGCCCAGGAGGCCCGGCAGGCCCAGGCGGCCCGCGCCAGCCCTCGCCGGCGGGATCGCAGGGCACGTCTGGCGGCTGCGGAGATCCCGCGAAACCGGGGCCGCCGGGGATGACGAGGCCGTCGGGCATCAGTGCCTCTCAAGCATTATGAGTGCGGAAACACCACGAGGTAGGCATGCACCAGCGTCAGCGTGTCAGCGGCGTTGGCCAGTGTGCCGGTGACGTTGATGTATGTGTCAGCAGTCGTATCGAATGGCAGCGTGAAAAACGCCGCGCCGCCGGACCCAAAAGGCGTTGTGGGCGTCGGCGAGAATATCACCTGTGAATTCGTCGCGTTGTTGTTGCGGATGATAACCAGAGTCTGCGCAGTGGCCGTCGTCGTGACAGCAAGGGCGGACCCGACCGAATTGCCGGTAATGCCCGCCGTGGTTGATAACCGATGCGTGATCGTTTTGTTATTGGCGTTGTTCGTGTAACTCCAGAGGCATTTTATCTCAGCGGCACCATTGGCGCCCATCGTGTTTCCAGGGATGCGTAACGCCGCCAGCCCAGTCTCGGTCGTCACGCCGGTGAGCGGCACCTGTCCGGCGGTGGTGGCAACATATGAACCAGACGGCTTCGCATCGACATAGGCTCTGCTCGCGGCGTGCTGGGCGAGTGTCGGCGACCCCGACAGAGATAGCGGTCCGGTCATCGGGATCGTGCCGTCCAGACGCACATACTGCGCATCAGCCGTGGCCTGCTGCATGTAGCGCGTGTCACCGTTCACCCAGGCCAGATTACGCCGCACATAGGCATTGCCGTCATTAGCCGCGTCGGGGATGTAGTGCGACGGGTTGGCGGCGTCGTATGGCGTATAGCCTTGCGCCATCGCCACATCGCCCTGCGTCAGCGTCACCGCCCCGGTGCGGGAATTGAACGACTGCACGGTGCTCGGAGGCGGCCCGGCAAGCGCCCACTTCACACCATCCCAGCGATAGATGGCGCCGTTGGTGCCCCCGGTTACCATCTGACCAACGGTCGGGCTGGACGGAAAGTCGAAGGCCATTACACGGTCACCGTCTCGACGAAGGGAACCGCCCAGGCGTCGAGCGTTTTCGTGACACTGTTCCAGCCGTTAGGAAACAGCACCGAACGCGGGCCGTTCATCACGAGGTTGCCGCCAATGCCAGGATCGGTGCTTGGGTTCGGACCACCCGGCCCGTACCACGCATAGGACACCTCATCGCCCACGAGCGCCGGAACGCCGATGTCGATTATCACGGTTAGCCCCGAAATGACCGGCGTAGCGATCAAGGGCAGTTCAGTGCCACCTCGGTAGACGTGAAAGCCCTTCTGCGGCCACTCTTTGACGCCATCCTCGCGGTTGTTCTGCCAGACCATCACGGCGGTCGCGAAGTCTGGCCCGGCCGGTCGGGCGAACGGGATGGTAAACGTCGTGCCGCTGCGGGTGATGGCGCCACCAGTCAGCGGGCGCCAGAGCGGAGTCCAGGCGATGCCGAGATCTTCGACCAGATGCTTGATATAGCCTTCCCACTCACCACCGCGCGCGGTGCCGTAGTCCCCGGTGTGTATCCAGTCGGTGCCGTTGAACTGCCAGGGGTACATCGACGTGCAGAAGAACACGCGACCGGAGAACTGGCCGCCCTGTCCTGGCGCGTGAGTGCGGCAGAACTGCACAGTGGCGTAATTCGAGACCGTATAGACCGTGCCGTATGAAATCCCGGCCGGCAGTTGGAAATACCAGTTCAGCGGCGCGGGACCGGGCAGGTTCAGGCTATCGAACATCAAAAGCATATCGGTCAGGTCGTTGACCTTGCTCGCGGCGGTATTGTCTGCCGCCCCGCCCTGCCAGTAGCCGGCGGAACGATAGGTCGCGTCCAGGTAGCCGCTGCGTGGCGCGAGTTCCGCCACAATGTCGCGGAATGCCATCTCCAGATCTGGATCTGCCGGGACCGCCTGTGCCAGCACGCGCGCGGCCTGGCGTTCCTCCACGTCGAACTGCATGAAGTCAGCCGGGTCAGCCTCGATCGCGGGAGGCTCATCCACGCCACGCGCTTCCAACGCAGCATCAACTTCAGCCTGCATCGCAGTCGGTAGCAAAGACGCGATCGCGTTGAGGATCGTGGTCAGGCCGCGCCAGCTATTTGTTGACGTTGAAAGCGGCCCGCTCGCCACATTGATCGGCGACCCGATCAGCACTTGATACGTCCCAGGCCCACCCGAGGTTCCAGAGATAAACGACTGGATTGTCGTGGCAGGCGTGCCACCTGGCATGCCGTTGGTGATCGTGTCGCCGACAACGATGGTTCCGCTCTGCACGCTGTCAACGACAAGCGTATCGCTCAAAGCGGCAGCACCAACGCGACCAGTAAAGCTGGCGCCCCCCGACGTGGTGAACGGCGTCCCTGGGACCGTGCTGCTACCGACCGCAACCCGATACGTCCCGGTTGTGCCGGGATTGGGGCCGTCCAGCACCATCGTGTTCGCCGCAATACCGGGGCCGCTCATCAGCATCTGCCACTGCGAGAGCTTGCGGCTGCTTACGGCTGTCACGGTCATCGACCCATTGACGATCGACGCCGTAAAGGTCGCGCCGGGACTGAGACCGCCGCCGCCGCCGGTTTCCCAGGTGCTGCCGGGATACCCCGCGCAGAACTCCAGAATCGGCGGCAGATATGTCGCACCGCCGGCGAGACGCCAAAGCTGCATTGCCGCCACCGCACAGCGCCCAAGCGCAAACGTGTTGCTTGCCTGATAGCCGGTGACACCGATGATTGTGCCAGGAATGGCAATGCCGGCGCTGTTCGGCATCGGTCCCGGCCCAAGGCCACCACCCATCGTGGATGTCTTGAGCGCGAGCAAGGTCTGCGGCTGCGGGTTGAAGCCAAAGGCACCAAAGCTAGGAAAGTCATTGACCCGCCATGACTGGCCGTAGCTGATATGAACCTCGGGCGCGACCGGCGGGCGTCGGTCAGGTGCGAACAATCTGGCGGGCAGAGCGAACATCAGAAGCGCAACCTCAAATAACCGTCGCGCCCATTGCCGCCGTTGTTGTTCCAGCCACCACCGCCGCCGCCGCTGCCACTGCCGACCGTGACCATGGAGCCAACGCTTGGAGCGGCGCCGCCCGCACCGCCACGCCCACCGCCACCGAACATGCAGCTTGCACCACCTCCGCCGCTGCCATTCCCGGTGCCGGCAGAGCCACCGCCGCCGACGCCGGCGCCGATGGCGCCTGCCGCAGCATTGGTACCGCCCGCACCGCCCCCGTTGCCGCCTTGATACCAGGGATTTAACATCGAGGCGTTGGCGCCAGCGCCGCCATTGCCGGGGGGGCCGCCAGCGCCACCGACACCACCCACGGTCGAACTGACCGGAGCGACGCCGGCAAAGCCACCGATAAGCTGGAAAGTATTCGCCGCTCCCGCGAGGTTCGCGCCACCCAGCGTGGTTGTTCCGCCGGGTGTCGAGAGGGCGCCCCCAACAATGCCGCCAACACCACCGGTGCCTATGATGATCGTCAGCGTGCTCTGAGGAACCAGCACGATCGGGTATCCGGTATAGGACGCGCCAGACCCCCCGCCGCCGCCGCCCGATGCTTGTGTGGCGCTTTGCCACCCAGCAGCACCGCCGCCACCGGCGCCACAGCCATCCAACAACGCGCCGGTCACGTAGGGTGGGACGAGGAACGTATAGGTGCCGGCAGCGATGAACTCGACATAGCGGACGCCGGTTTGCGGATAGGCGATCGGCATCCGCTACCACTCCTTGGCGACGAACTGCGCGCCGGTGGCGTCACCGATGATCGACACAGCAGTGACCGACGCTCCGTTGCTCTCGCTTTCATAGTAGGCACCGGGCGGCAGATAGGTACTGCTGTTCGCCGCCGGATCAGCGCTGCCGCCGAGGTCGTTGAACCACAGATTGGCGGTCGATTTGTTCTGCAACGACCAGCCGCGCCGCGCAGTGTTCGCGGCCATGAGTTGTTGCGCCTGACCACCCAGCGTGATCGCGCCGGAGCGGTCGTTCTTGGTGATACCGAACATGAAATCCCCGCCGAGTCCCTGATTGTTCGCCGTCACCCATTGCGTCGAGTTGCCGTCGTAGTAGCCGACGTAAAGCTGCAGCCCGACGCTATCGAACCACAGCAGGCCGCTCTGGATCGCCGGCGGCGTATCAGCAACGACCGTCGCACTTCCGCCGCCGCCACTGCCAGGCGGACCCTGTGGCCCAGCGGGGCCTTGCGGACCCATCGGCCCAGGCGGACCTGGCGGCCCCACCCACCGCTCGGGATCAGGCGGCCCCGTGTCCGTTCCTGGGTAGTCCGAATAACGTAACTTGTACGCCATCAGAAATACGTCCCCACCACGGTCTGTCCGCTGGTCGGCAGCGCCACGTATCGGAAGATCGAGAGCATCGCCTCGGCGGTGTCCTTCGCGTCGGTGTCCATGCCGAACAGCGGCGCCAACGCATCGGCCGCCAGCGTGGCGTAGGGATCACTCAGCGGGTCTGGGATATCGAACACTGTCCAGCGTGCGATGCCGCGCATGACGAGGTCGTTGTGGACGCTCTGCACCGCTTGCTGGGCGTTGTCGTCGGCACTGAGCACCATGGCGCCCTTGCGAACGCGCCCTTCCAGCAGCGCCACCACGGCTGGATCTATGGCCTTGCCGAAGCTCGACGCCGCATAGGCTGCCGCGAGCTTGGTGTACTCCTCGGCGAAGGCGCGCGGCATGGCGGTGCTGTCCCACCACACCACACCCTGCGCATCGAGCGATGCATGCACCGAGGCCACCTTGTCGAGCATCAGCGCCTGGTCGGACGGCGACGGCGTTTCGTCGGACGCAATCACGCCCAGTTCCACCAGCGCCGCGGTGGCGAGCGTCGCGGCGGGTACCATCTCGGTAAGCGTAGGCGAGTCATCGAGCGGGACGACGCGCACGCCGAGCCGACGCAGCGCGACCTGAGCAATCGTCCCGACCGATACCGTCATGTCACGACGTGTGCGTTGCTGGGCGGCGCTGCCGTCGAGCCAGCGGCGTTGGTGGCCGTGACCACGCACGTCGCGCTCTTGCCGACATCACCGGCCTGCACTTCGTACGTCGCGGCATCGCTGCCCGCCGCCACGTCATCGAGCTTCCACGCATAGGCGTAGGACGTTGGCTCGCCGCCCCACGTCCCCATCGTGCAGTTGAGCGTCGTGCCGGTCTGCGTCACGGCGGGAACCGTGGTGTTGGTCGGCGCTCCCGGCGTTGCCGCGCCACCAGGCGGCGTCTCGGGATCGGTGGCCTCGCCGCTCGGATCGTGCGGGTTCAACCCCATCTCAATGTAGCCGGCATCGCGTAGCAGGGTGTTCTCGGCGATCGTCGGATACACACCGACCGCACCGGCGCGTGCCGCACTATCGACCGGCAGCACCACCTGCGCACCGAGCGTGCCGGCGATATCCTCCGGCGTTGGCGGTGGAATGTCGGCCGCCTTGGCGCCAGCCAGCACCGAAGGCGAGACGGCGGGGAAACGCCGACCACCCGGCGGCGCTGGCGGCGGCGTAGACCTGGGCGGCGGCGGTGCGTGCTGTGCGTGCTCACGCCGACCGGCGTGGGTCTCGTGTTTGTCGCTTGCCATATCGGGCTCCTTATGCGTCGGCCGGCGAGGACGACCAGATCACGAACGACCCGTTATCGACGGGTTTCGTCGTGTCCACGGTCGGATCGGTGCCGAAGCGAAGCTTCTGCACACCGCGGATTTCTTCCACGCCGACGCCCTGGAAGAAGCCATAATCACGAGTGTTGGTGATAACTTTCGTCCGCTGCGCCCACGCAATGCCAATGGCCTGCGCGCCGCAGAGATACGACGCCGCGGCATCGCTGCCAGCAGTGCCGACACCGGCGAGCACTGGCAACTCGGGGATTTCACGGATGATCATTCCGTCGTAGATGATGTCCCCAGCGGTAAACAGCGGATTGTCCGACCCACGGTTCCAGGCATATTGCAGAGCGTTGATGATGACGGGGTCCAACATCAGATCGCGGAAGCAGAGGGACGGCACAAACACCACGTACCATTCCTCGTCGTTGTTGATCCTGATCGGCCGGATCTTGGGCGTTGCGGTGCGCGCCATGCGCTTGGCGAGCGTGAGTTGCGCGGCGTTCATCTTGTCCGCCGTGGTATCCACGGTGAGCAGCGCCGTCGCATAGACGCCGGACACCGCGTTGCTCTTGGACGCGCCGAACAGCACGCGATCGGCGTTGTTGACGAGCCAGGTATTGCGCTGCGCAGCCGATGCCGCCGCGTAGGACAGCGACACGTTGCCATCCGCAGTGATCGAGCCAAGTGCGGTGATGATGTCTGTGCGGAGCTTGTTCGCCGCCCAGTTCTTCAGCACCGAGCGGCCGGCCTGCAATAGGTCGATGACGGATTTCTGCTCGTCCCAGTCGGACACCGCCACCGCGTGGCGTAGCACGCTCACGGTGACGTTCAGGCTGCGGGCGTTAAGGATTTCCTCATTGCCCTCGAGCACCGTGTTGCCGGTAACGCCAGCGCCCACCAGGTTTCGGACGGTGGGGAACACGACGGTATCGCCGGGTTTGCGCGTGAGATCCGTCTGAAGCTGGATCATCGCGTCCATGCTCGTACCGAAGTACGGCGTGAACTGGTTTTCACGGAGATATTCGACCCAGAAGTCACTGCTCCATTGGATCGGTGTCAGGCCCGGTCTTGCCGGGGTAGCAATCATGTCGGCCACAGCCGAGCACTCCTATGCTGATCTTTCTCCTTTCGATTTGATCGCGCCCGTTAAATGCTCGGCGGCAGCCACTGCGCCCTTTTTCGGTAGGCGGCACCTGGGTCGGCACTTGCGCCCGGTAGAACCCCGGCGGCGGGTAGGCACGTCAGAACCGGCGGAACTGCCCGTTCTGCGAACGACGATTCTGCACCGGCGCTAACACCTCTTCGAGGCTCGGCTCGCCGGTCCATGTACTTGCGGTGCGTCCAGCGACGCTGCGCGCGGTGGCGAGCGACGGCTGCATCCCTGCGGCGGGTGATACCAGGGGCGGCTGCGGCTTCGCTGCCTGTTCTTGCTCCCACTTCGCCCGCGCCTCGGCCTCGATGCGTGCGCGATACGCGGACGGGTCGTCACCCACCTCACGCAGATGCCGCAGCCGGTCCACCTCGCGCGTCATCCACGCATACGGGTTGGTCTGGCTGTAGAGCTTGCCGAACAGCGTCTGATCGCGCTGGGCGAGCTGCTTGAACTCGTTCACGTACTCGTTGAGCTTCTCGTCGCCGATCTTCTCGCGTAGCCGTTCCTCGGAGTTGTTCAGCCGCTCGTTGAGCAGCACCTGCTGCAACCGCGCGGTGAAGCCGACGGGATCTTGCGCCGGGTCGATCGGCGCCAGCGGCGGCATCTGCTCGGGCTGCGGCTGACGCGCCTGCTCCTGCTGGGCTTTGTAGGCTGCGAGCTCACCCTCGAGGCGCGCCGCCTTTTCTTTCCAGTCCTGCCTCTTCCGCCGCTCGTCCTCGTAGGCACGGCGCGGGATGACCGGCTCGCCGTCGAGCGCTTGCGGCGGCTCTGCGTCGTCCTCAGGCGGCTTGGGCTCTGGCTGGCCCTTTGCCTCGGCCTTCGGCTCAGGCGCCTCCTGGCGTGGCTCTGGGGCCTCGCGCGGGGCGGGTTCCGGGGTTGCCGCCTGCGTCTCGGACGCAAGGAAGCTGTCGAGTGCTTCGTTAGCCATAGTCGTGTCCTTGGATTAGGCCGGCTGTCCCGGCCGTGGGATCGGCGTCTGTGCGAGCCGATTGGTCGTCACCATCGTCTGGTGCGTGTTGGCGATCTCGCCCACGGTCTGGTGCGGGATCTGCGCCGCCTTCGCCGCGGTCAACGCCGCCTGCGCCTGCGTGTTGCGGATGTCAGCGGCCTTCTTGTGCAAATCCACCAGGTGGTGCGCGAGCGCCATCTCCGACGTCATCTGCTCGGGATCGGACGGCTGCATGCCCTGCACGCCCGGCGGGTTGTCCGGCGCCACATTCGGCTGGCCATAGGGCGGCGCACTGAAGTCGGCATGAATGCCGTGCACCTTGGCCGCCGCGTTGACCTTGCGCTCCTGCGCCAACGCGAAGTCGGAGGCGGCCTTAGCTTGTTTGCTTTGGATGTCAGCTTGTGCATGTTGCTGCGCAAGCTGGCCCGCTTGCTGCTGTACCTGCCCTTGCTGCTGCTGATGAGCCTGCATCCGCTGGAGCAGTTGTTCTTTGTCTTGCAGCCCAGAGGCAGCGATCAGAACATCCCCAGGAATAAGCCCAGGTTGCATACCAGCTAGTTGCACTAGTGTCGCAAATTGTTCTTGCTGGAGACTCGGGATGTCGATCCCTTCCTCGATCGTTATGTCCACATCGAGGTCGGTAATGTCGTTCTCTATCCCCACCACCTGCTGCAACCGAGGATCGTCGGGCTGCAACTGCATGCGCTGCATCATCTGCATCCGCATCTGCTCAGGCATCGCCGCGAGGCGGTCCATCACCCGGATCGGGCGGTTGATGCCCACCCACGTCGTGCCGTTGAGCTCGTCGGTGAGCCTCACCCACTTGCCGCCGGACCAGTATTCGCGCGCGGCCATCCAGCAGCTTTCGTAGACCCGGCGTGACCAGTAGCGCAGCGCGTCGGCCAACGGCTCGTTCTGCGCCGCACCGCCCGCCTGCTGGGCCAGGATCGCCCGCCCGCTGAGTTCGCGCGGATCGGTGCCCGACATCGCCGCGTTCGGCCCCGATAGCTGCATTTCCGCTGTCGCGTGTTGCAGCAACTGGAACTGCCCGGACGCCAGATCCGCGCTCTGCTCGATCTCGAACTTGAACCCCGGCATCACCTCGATGTAACCGTCCGGCTTGGCCACCTCGCGGCGGGCCTTGTCCACGTCCTGCACCGCGCCCTGCTCGGCCACCACCTGGCGCACCGACAGCAGGTGCAGCGCCTTGGAGCGCCGCTTGTTGATCTCGTCCTGCAACGAAATGAGCCCACGCACCATGCCGTAGCGCTGGTTCTCGCGGTTGATATACGCCGACTGCAACAGCAGGCTGCACGCGCTCTTACCCTTACGATCCTTGAACCGACTGCGCTGCGGATTGGCGAGAATGCCGTTCTTCGTGATCGTCGCCTGCCACCACGTACCGCGCTCGTCCCAATGGCACTGCACGACACGCACGCGGCGCCGCCGGTTGTCGGTCCAGAACGCGGTTTCCGGCCTGTCGTTATAGTAGAAATCCGTGGACGAGAACGACGCCTCGATCACGTCGTCGCCCTCGGGATACAGGCCCTCGAGTTGGTCGCGGTCCATCCAAATGACCAAGCCCTTGTATCGGCAGTCGCTGAAATCCATCGAGCGGGAATGCGGATCGTAGAAAATGCGATCCCACGGAACGTGCGTGATCGTGATGTTCGCACCGCCCTGTCCGTCGTCCTCGAGGCCGAGTTCCGCGCCGCCCGCGCCCTCGATCAGCATGTTCTCGAACACGGCGCTGCGGACCAGCGAGAACTCGTTGTCGTCGCTGATGAACCGCAGCGCCTGCGTGGCGGCCAGGGCGCGGTCGTCCTCGGCCGGCGTGCGCGCAAACGCCTTGGGATCGGTGCGTGCCTTGCGCTCCATGCCGCAGAGCAGCGAGACCTTGTCGTGGATCTTGTTGATGACGATGGCGGGCTGGCCGCGCTTCTTCAGTTCGTCCAGTTCGTCCTTGGTCCACTGGACGTGGTCGAAATACTCGCGGTCGCGCTGTGCCAGGTTGATCTCGTCCTGGCGCGCGAGTTCGGACTCCTCGAACCAGCGCACCAGCCGGCCGTGCAGATCGTCGAGATCGCGCGGATACTCGTCGGCGCCGCTGGTGAGGTCAGCGACGGCCGGCGGCGTGGACGGGCCACGCGGCTCGTGGATGTGGACGTGTAGCGCGGTGTCGCTCATTGCTGCGGTTGCTGGGTTGCTGCCGCACCGGCGCCGCCTGCCATCAGGCCGGCAATGCCGTATTTGCGCAGGATTTCGATGGTGGCGTCGTTGAACACCACATGCGTCCTGTCAGGGAGAGTGATGCCAGGAACGCCGGCCGCCCGCAGCTTTTCCATAGCGCCAGGATCATTCAGCGCCGCCTGATCCTTCGCGCTGAGGCTGCCGTAGTCGAGGAAGCTAGCCGGATCGGCCTTGATGTTGACCTCGTACATATGACCGGCTGTGGGATCGGCTTTTGAGCGCCCGGCATAATCCTGTGCCAATCGCTCATCCTGCGCGAAGTAGTGGCCGGCCTCGTCAGGATGCAAGAAACGCGCATCGAACCGCTCGAAATCTGCCGGGCTGCCGTGGTACGCGGTGAAGCCCTTGCCACCCGGTGCGTCGCCCACCATGCCGAGCACCATCGCCGGCGCCTCCTGCATGCCACGCGCCACCTCGGCCCGTGCACGATCCATGTCCGTGCCAAGGATCGGCTGGCCACTCGATGTCATCGCCTCGATCGGGTTGAACGGGCCTGACGGCACGCCCACGGACTGCGACGCATAGGGCGAGGTCGTCTCCGTCCCCACCGGGTTGCGCATAACCTGCTGCGCCAGCGGGCCGAGCTGATTGGCCGGCGCGCTGTAGTCCTGCGGCAGCACCGTGGGATCGAACAAGCGACTGAGCCAGCCGGACATTGACGATCAGCTATTCGGACGGCCACGCGGGTGCATTCTGAAACACCACCTGTAAGCTCTGCGGCGCGGCTGCCTTGACCGCGGCGTCCATCGCGTCGCGGAACCAGCTTGCCACAAACGCCTGGCGGTCGGCGTCGGTGCGGACAGCATCAGCGCTCGCGTAGGCGCCGAGAAACGCGGCGGCCCACTTGTCGGGATCGTGGCCTACGAGGCGGCTGAACCGCGCGCCGGAGAGGGTTTCGGTCAAGCGATCCTCCAGTTTGCGACATCGGACTGCCGGGCACGCTGGAACGCATGGTCCCAGCTATCGACGGGCGGTGGCTGCTTCTCGTCCGGCTGCCGGGCGCCAGCATGCACACCGAGTGAGAGATAGCGCATCGAGTCCGCACCATGGCTCGCATGGTCGTGCACCGGCTGTGCCCGCCAAGTTTGCGCCGCCTCGTTCCACTCACGCCGATAATGCCGCAGCGCCCGAATCCCCAGCGCACATCGCTCTGCATCGAACCAACACAGCGGCAAAATCATGCGCACCGCGTTGATGCCATCCGCCACAGACGCCGCATGCAGCACCCGCGATGGCATGACGCCCATGCCGTGCAGCGTCTCACGCCGGCTGCGCCCCGAGCCGAGGTCACGCACTTCGGCATCGTGCGGCAGAATGTGCATGTGGTAGCGATAGCCTCGCTCACGCAGCATGTGGACGTAGTGGTCGAGCGCGGCGCCGCTATCCTCGATGTAGTCGATCAACCGCCACTCGCCAGAGCCGGTGATCTGCAGGCACCAGATCGCAGTGCTGTCGTCTATGCCGAGATCCCAGGATGTCCACACCGGCATCCGTGGATCATATGGCACCGAACCAATGCGCCCTTCGGTCTCAGCGATGTTCATCAGCTTGCCGTAATAGGAGCCGCTGTTCGGCGCCTCGAATGAACATTGCAGCTCTTGAGCAAATTCCTCCTCGGTCATCTCGCGACGTAGCGTTTCGATCGCCTCGTCGGGCAGCGCGTGCGTCTTGGTGTGATCAAGGAGATACGAGGAATAACCTGGCGTCGTCTTGGCGCGGTCATATGCCGCCTGCAGAATGCCGCGGCCCTTTGGCGTACCTGATCGCACGAGCGTGCCGCCGCGATCGGCAAGCATCGGCTCAATGACCAGCGCAACCAACTGCGGTGGCATATCATCAAACTCGTCGGCGATCACCTCGTCCGCATATCCACCGCGCCAAGCATCGGGATTGTCTGCGCCGCCGCATTGATACACGGCGCCGTTGGGAAACTTCACGACCAGTTCGCTGCGCATTGCCTCAGCGCCAGGAATGGCATCGGCTGCGCGTGCCACCTGGTCCCAGAGGCCGGTGCGTTTCCACATGACGTTGTAGGGCAGCAGATGAACGATGCGCGGCAGCGGTTTCTTCTCGGTCAATGCACGCTTGAAGCCGCGCCACATCAACCCGGTGGATTTACCCGCACGACGATGCACGACAGCGACGATACGCCGCGCATTGTCTGCGATCAGTGGGCGTTGCCACTCACGCGGGGCGAACGGCAGGGTGATTTGCCGCCGGGTTGGCATCAATCGGCTGCCAGGTCGGCGAACAGATCGGCCATGCGGGCGTCCTCTGGGTCATCCGCCGGCGGGAACGCAGTGAACAGCGGCGCGTCAGCCTGGCAGCGCTGCATGGCCATCTCGGTGTAGCCGGGGTTCAACTCGATGCCGATGGCGTCGCGTTGCAGCCGGTCGGCAACGAGCAGCGTCGTGCCGGCACCGGCGAACGGGTCGAGGACGGTATCGCCGAGGCGCGTGCCAGCCTTGATGCACCGCTCGGCCAGGGCGGGCGGGAACGTCGCGAAGTGCGCCTCGCTGAACGGCGCGGTGGCGATCGTCCAGACGTTGCGCATGTTGCGGTTCCCACCAAAATCCCGCATGCCGACCGGCACCGTGCGGCGGTCGTTAACTGCATCACCGCCAGAAGTGCCGCTGAATGCGTATCCATAGCGAGACGCGGAACCAACAGGATCAGCGCTTGGCTCCCTTACCGCATCCGCGTCGTAGAAATATTTAGCCGCCTTCGTCAGCAGGAACACGTGCTCATGCGCCGACGTGGGGCGGTCGGTTACGCTCTCGGGCATCGGGTTGGGCTTGTGCCAGATGATGTCGCTGCGGAGCCACCAGCCATCGGCCTGCAACGCCAGGGCGAGGCGGGCGGGCATCATCAGCAGGTCTTTGGGTTTGGGTTCGTGGCTGAACTTGGGTATATTCAGCCATGAGCTACGAACGCACTCCCGAGCATCGCGCGAAGATGAGCGCAGCACTGAAAGGCAAGCCCCACAGTTGGCACAGTGCGAGCACGACGCCGAAGGTGGCCAAGAAGATACAGGACTGGTGGACGCCTGAGCGACGAGAGGCGCGACGCCTTGAGTCGATGGCCCGTCATCCAGACGCGCGCTATCACGGCCTGTCGTCCAAGCGTGCGGCAGCGATTGTGAAGGCAGCAGGGAAATGCTCCCAGTGTGGATCAACAAAGCGTCTCGGCATCCATCACAAAGATCGCGACAAGCATAATCAGGCGCCAGAGAACCACGAGGTGCTGTGTCACCGCTGTCACATGCAAGAACACGCACGGGCAAAGGAGACTGGGTGGGACATTTACCACCGGAAGCGTAAGAGTCTCCGATGTTAACAAAGCAGGTGCCGTCGTCACGCAGCACGCGGCGCACGTCGCGGAACACCGCGACCATCGCCGTGAGGTAGTCGCAGGGCGTGGCCTCTAGGCCTATCTGGCTGTCGATGCGCCTGGCGCCGCACTTGCCGCAGGTGTCGCGGAACTGGATCGCTGGAACGGCACTTCCTGCACCAGTACCCGTGCCGTACATAGCCGCACGTTCAGCCAACCTATTAGCAGTCACGTCGTTACGCGCCATGCCCTTGACGTGATCGCACGCAACATCCCCGCCATCCCACTGCGCAGTGCCGTAGTCGCGCAGCCCGTAATACGGCGGCGAGGTCACGACGCATTGCACCGATGCTTCCGGCAGCGTGGCCAGCACGTCGCGGCAGTCACCGGCGAGCAGACGGATCATGCTGGGATCATCTCCATACGGTCGTTTGCGGATACATCACGACATTGCACGATGTTAGCGCCAGAAAATAACTGCATCGCAACGCCATTTTGTCCTTGCAATTCTGCATCCGCAACGCTATTTTGTCGTTATCGAAACCGGAGACGGACAGATGACCTACTACCTCAAAGCCGCTGCGATCATTGCCCGCCACCCGCTGAACGTGGCGCGCCATCCGAAGGCTGGATACATCATCCGCACCATCATCCGCCGCGAGTTCCGCCTGCACTGGCTGCGTGACGTAGCGAAGGGGCACAACTGAGCCATGAAAGCCTTCCGCATCTTCCGCAACCATTATTTGTGCGACGCCTGCCCGAACGAATGGAGCGACGAAGCGATGGTTGTAGCGCCGGCATATTGCCCGTGCTGCGATGCCAAGACCGAGCCTTACGACAGCACCGCGCTGCTTGAGGATGTCACTGTGACCGAGGAGATTGAGTGATGGACGAGGAGATGAAGCGCCATCTGGAAGCTATGGAAGGTCGCCTGATGGCCCGCATCAACGACGTGCTGTTGCGGCTGGTAGATGTGCGAGCCGATGTGCGCAACCTACGCAGCGAGCACAGCGTAACGCGAGACCTGGTGACAGCTTTGCCGGCAACGGTGCTCGGCGCGATTGAGAAGCCACTACTACAGCGCATCACGGACATTGAGACCCGCGTCACGAAACTAGAACCATGACCCCTACTGAGTTCACCGCGGCGCTCGATGTGCTGGGCTGGTCAAAGCGAGAGCTGGTCCGGCACATCAAGTGCGACACCAACCTGCCACTCGCATGGGAACGCGGTGAGGTTGAGATCCCGCCGCGCATCGAGGCATGGCTTACGAAGCTGGCACAGTTTCATCTGAAACATCCGCCGCCGACTGACTGGCGCGTGCGGTAGGCGATCATTCGTCCACCTCGGCGTCGATCATCAGCAATGCTGGTGATTCCAATGATGGATCGGGCGCATCGAGCCAGCGGAAGTCGATTGCGAGAGCGCCGCCGTTTTCGCCTGTGAGCTGCATGGGCAGCACTTTGCCGAGCAACGACATGAACGCGACTGGTGTGTCGATCGCGCGTGCGGCGAGATATTCGCGTCCACCGGCATCATCGAGGGCGCCAAGGATCATGGCCTTGAGGTCGGCGTTGAGTTTGTTCGGAACGCCGACCTTGCGACCGGACCCTTCACGCCTTCCACCACGCGGCATTGATAGATCAGTCCATTTTTTCAGACAGATGTGGTCACTCTCGCGCTATGAGACAGTCGGTTGCAACCGCAACCTCGCGCATCGCGCCGAAGCACATCACACCGACCAACGTGCGCCCGTCGCGTGTGCCGATCACCACGGCGTCATGACCGCGCATTGGGCCAGCGGCGAGCCTGCAGGCGGTGCCTGGTGGCCACGACGTGCGCCCGTCATCGACGCTGCGTCGCGCCGCCTGTGTGGCCTGGAGCGCTTCCACAACGCCATGGGGCACGGGGTATGGCTGGTGGGTATCGGTGGTGAACAGGCGGAACACTCCTGGGGTATTACGGATTGGCCCCCACTCGGTGGTCGATGCATCGAACCGGACGAAGCCGTAGGACGGGAACAGTGGCACTTCGACTTCGTGCCAGAGCGACCAGATGACGCGATCACGGCGGCTGACGGTGACGAATGGCAGCCACGCTTCGTAGCCCTGCTGGAGGAGGTGAGCGGTGGCGCGGCGTTCGGCCTGGGGGTAGGTTGCGAAGACGTGCCAGCGTGGGCCACGACGGCTACCGCTAAGCGTAGGGGCCACAACGCGGGCTGGCCCCATAGCCTGTGGCCGGGGATCTAACCCGGTATGTGGTTGCCTGTCAACGATGGCGTGAGCGACGGCGTTCATTCCGCGCCGTCCTTTGGCGCCAGGCCAGCGGCCCTGAGAGCGTGCTGAGCGCCGTCTGGGCACATGGCCTGCTCTAGATACCCGAGCGGCTGGTTGCCGGCCTGTAGCGCGCTCTGACGGGCGGCGTGGGCCTCCCTGAGTTCGCCCTCGACATCGAGTGCGGTGCTGGCGGTCTCGATCTGGCGTGCGAGGCGGTGGGCGTGGGTTGCGGCGGCGGTATTGGTGTCGGCGGCCTGTGCGTCGGCCATCAGCAGGAGGCTGGCGGCTTCGGCGACGAGGCGGAGGAGGTCGCGTTCGGTGTTGGTCACCACACGCCGCCGCGGAAGATCAGGAACACGATCACGACCAGCAGCACGAGGCCGAGGCCGCCGCCGTAGCCCCAGCCGGGGCCGTAGGCGCCGTGGAGGTAGTAACCGCCGCCGCCACCGAACAGCAGCAGCAGCACGACCAGGAGCACGATCAGGCCCATCAGGCGGTCTCCCACATCAGCGATAGTTGGACCGGGACACCAGTAGGGATCAGGCTGTTAGCCTCCCATTCCCGCCAAAACCGCAGCTTCCTGGCCCACATCTCCGGCGAGGAGTCCGACTTCGATTGATTGCATGTCTGGCAACACGGCTGGGTGTTTGTTTCGAGGTAAGGTGCCTCGCGTGGGTTGATGATATCCATCGTCACGTCACTTGGGCCATTCCGCATGCTGCTGTATGGCCTACGGCAATAAATGCAGGTGTTTTCATAGGCGTGGCGCAAGAGATGCGCGACCCGCTCGATATCCCAGCCATACGCCTCGGTCATTTTCGCCGCGGTGATTTGATACCGCATGGCATGGTGTTTGATTGTGGAACGGGCCTTGGCAATGAAAGGCTCGACCTTCTTCAACCCGTCGCGTGCTGTCTGTTCACAGCCGATGCAGGTCGAGTGGGTTTCGCCACCAGCTATAGCTAGTGGCAACCGAGAGCGTCTGACGTGGGCTTTTCTAAACGCCACCTCGCGATCGTATCTGCCTCGGCATTTGATGCACTTCTGCCGAGCCGGATCGTCGCATACGAACCTCATGACACCGGCCCCGTCAGCGCCAACTGCCGGACCATCGACGCGGCGTGGATCTGCTCGCGGGTCAAGTAAGCCGCCTTGGGACGTGGCCGGTCATCGCACAGCGCGATCTGCTCATGCCGCGACAGCACGGCGGCTCTGGGCGGGTAAGCTTTCATCCGCAGGGCGTGGCGCATCTCGGCGAACGCCGCCCGCACCGTCGCCGGGTCAACTGGCGCATCGAGCGGGTCGGCCTCGGCCTTGGGGGGCGTGTAGCTCTGGCCACCACCGGGAGTTGCAACCCCGATAACCGGCGCCTTGGGTGGCTCCGACACCGGAGCGGCGGGCTTGCTTGCCTCTTCTCCTGAATCTTCAACCTTCGCTTGCTTGCCTTCGCGCGCGCCTACGCGCGTCTTAAGGGTCTCTTCTTGGGTACTAAAAGGGTCGGGGGGACAATTTGCCGGGGTTAGGGCCACCATTTGCCGGGGTTCGGAGCATGATTTGCCGGGGTTGGTAGGGACAATTTGCCGGGGTGGGGGGAGACTATTTGCCGGTGTACCCTGATACGAATTGCCGGGGTGATTTGCCGGGGTGTCGGTGCGCAGGACGTGGTACCGGGTGACAAATCCATCCCTGGTTTCAGCACGTATGAGTTGTAATCCATGCAGCCGCTGGAGCGACACCCGCACCGTCCTAAGTGCCAGCCCGGTGAACTCCACGATCTTTTCCTGCCCCGGCCAGCAGACCTTTTCTCCGTTCGCCATGTCGGCCAGGTAGAGCAGCACCAGCCGGTCGGCAGGCTTGAGCTTCAGCGTCGCTCCCCGCTCCATCGCCCACGCAAATGCCGGTGCGCTCATGCCGCTATCCTCCGACCAGAATGATCCTCACGCAGCCGGGCCAGCAGCCCTGTCGCCGCGTCGGCAAAGTCCCCACCACCCGCAATCAGGCCATCAGCCCGCCGGATGGCGTTCAAAACCGTCTTGTGATCCCGGTCGCCGAAATGCCGGCCGATCTCGGACAGCGTGTGCAGGGTGGCGTGGCGACACAGCCACATCGCCGCCTGGCGCGGCCGAGCGCTGGCCACCCCTCGGCGAGCGGACAGCAACTCCAAAACCGTGACGCGGAAGCGCGCGGCCACCGCCGCCTGGATGGCGGCGATCGTGGGACATGCGGGTGACATAGGCACAGCTCTCCTTGACCGGAGCCAGGGGCTGTGAGAAACAGAGGGTGTTCGTTTCCCCGTTTCCTGGCCACCCCTGGCCAGTTGATACAGTTTCAACGCCGGTTCGATGTTGACGCATCGGCCGGCGTTTCCATTTTGAACCCGTGCGGGATTCGGCGCAACGGTCATGCCGCCTCCCCGTCCGCCGGGTGGTATGTAACGCTCTCCAGCACTTCGTCCGGGTCACGGGGCTCCTCCCCGTCAATCGCCGGCTGGCGATAGGTCGCGGGCACACCTGGCGCCCGGCCGACCTCCTCGAACACTGTGACCTCGACACCATCAGGATGCCGGCGGACCTCGACGCCGTAGCGGTAGGCCCACCACGCGAGCTCGCCGAGGTAGCCGCCATCGGGACCGGGCCGCAGCACGTTGTGCGCGATCACACGCCGCCCAGGTGGCGCAGGGGGCTTGCGCGCGGTCATGACAGCCGGCCTCGCAAGGGAACGCCGATTTCCAGCAGCGACGCCTCTACCTGTTCGACGCTGCGACATAGACACACGTCGGCCCCGGCATAGATCAGCCGGCGCTGCGTTTCCCTCTGTGCAGCGCTGACCACGCCCTTAGCGCTCTTGAGTTCAATGAAGATCGGCCGACCGGAAGCGATCACACACAGATCCGGGATGCCAGCACGAACGGCCTCGCCTTGTGCCCTGGCCCGCGCGACCTTTGATCGCATCAATCCGTTCGGCACGGCGAAATGCACGGCAGATGCCGGCAACGCGGCGGTGAGGAATTGATGGACCGCGCGCTGAAGCTGTGACTCGTCCTGTCGCCGCCTAACCCCACGCTCCGGCACCAGCGAGGCGGTGACTACGCCGCTCATGGCAGCCGCTCCAGAATGGCCAGCTTGCGCCATTTGGTGACGCCGCAGGTGCGCCAGCCCGCGTGCTTGAAGCAACAGCCTGGATTGGTGCTGCGGATCTTGGCAGGCGCCACATACGTGTAATGCCGCTCGCCCGGCCATCGCGCATCAGCCAGGGCGTCAGCCTCGCGGATCAGTTGGGATGATAGCTCGGCCCCCTCGTTGCGGAATATCGAGCAATTCACGCCGGCTTGCCCATCGTCGCTATGGAACTTCCGCCACACGAACAGCGCGCGGGCATCGTGGCGTAGCAACACCAGCTTTTCGCCCGGCCCCACGAACAGAAGGCGCTTGCGACCGTCAGCGTAGCGATACCGGGAATAGTGGCGGTCAAAGATGGCCCGCGCGCTGTCGTCGCCGTCCAGCGTGACAACCCAGCCGGACAACAGCATGAACGGCTGCACCGCGCTCACGGCCACAGCCCCGCCGGCCAGGACCGCAGCAGCGGCGCCGTGGCGCGCTCGGCGCGGGCAACGGCTAACTCCCACGCCAGCGCCTCGCGAGCCTGCTGCGCCTGGTGCGGCATCGGCACCGGACCTGGCTTCGGACGAGCGCCGCCGCGCTCCTTGAACAGCTTCGCCCGCACCGCCCGCTCCGTGCGGCCCAGGCCCAGCGCGATGTCCGCGTGCGACATGCCGGCGGCCTCCCGCTTACGCGCGCGGATCACCTCACCGCAGGTCCACGGGCGGGCGGTCATGGCACGCGGCACTCCGCGCACGGGCTGAAGAGCGTGCATCTGTCCGCAGCCCATGAGATCAGGCGCGACGGCTTCGGCTTCGGATAGCTGGGCGCCCATGAAACCAGCGCCGGCAGCGGTTTCGGCGGGGGCGGCTCCTTCGGTGGCTTCAACCCATTGAACTCCGGCGGTTCAATGGTCAGCATCTCAGCGTCGAACCGGAACCATTCGCCCGTCAGCCTTAGCGCCGCGAAGTGCCGATGCAGCCACCTTTCTCGCTGCCGGCTGCCCTCAATGACGCGGAGTAGATGAAGCGGCTCAACGTGGTTGCCCTGGAGGTTCTTGCGCCTGACTTCGACGTTGCCCGTCCAGCCGATCTTGACCGGACCTGTATCGCTGACACGTATGAAATAGACCGGCATCACTCTGCCGCCTCACAGCGACGCTGGACGCCGCGCGGCTTGGTGCGGTCCAGATACTCGGGAGTAAGCTCAGGGGCGAGGGCGATGATCCGATGCCAGTGCTGCGCCGGGATGCCCCGCCGCCGCCACTTGCTCACGGTGTTCTCCTTCATGCGCAACAGCATGGCCACCCGCGTAGCCCCCCCGAGACCGTCCAGGATTCTAGCATGCCGGTTCATCAGACTGCCATATTCTGTGACAAGGAGTCCACTCGTCAAGGTCATGCTTGCAGTGTGGGACAAAATGTCCCACTCTTGACACCACAAATGGCAATCGGAATTAGCGGCCTTGCCTCCTACACCATACGAGACGCAAAAG